TACCGTCCAAGGACATCAACGGTAACCACACCGCAGATGTCACTTACGGGTTTGCCGCAGGTCAGGACCCGGCCAGGGCAATCGTGGCCCTGCTCCAGCTGCGCGGTGACCAACTGGTGTCCCGAGACTTCGTGCAGCGACAGCTGCCGATGCAGATCGATGTAGTCCAGATGCAGACCCAGATCGATACCGAGCAGTTCAACGATGCCCTCAAGGCGGGTATCCAGGGTGCCATGCAGGCGATCCCTCAGATGGCACTTCAGGGTATGGATCCACTTCAGCCTCTCATGCAGATGGCGAAGGTCATGGACCTGCGAGCCAAGGGCACTCCGGTGCATGAGGCGATCCTCAAGGCCTTCACGCCTGAGCAGGCCCCACAGGGCCCTCAGAACCCTCTTGAGGCCGCGATGGGAGGATCACCCCAGGGAGCGCCCGCAGGCGCTCCTACACCCCCTGGAGCCCCTCAGGGAGGCCAGGACGTAATGCAGATGCTGGCGTCCCTCAGGGGGAGCGGGGAAACCAACATGAACGTGCGAACTAGGCGAGAGCAGTCCATCTAATGACAGTCCCAACCGTCGGCAGGATCGTCCACTACAAGAGTTACGGAACTCCCGGAGGGGAGTTCGAGTCTGAGTGTCGAGCAGCAATCATCGCTTCCGATGTAAACCCGCTCAGCATGGAGGCGACTCTTGTCGTGGTGAATCCTACCGGCCTCTTCTTCAATCAGCAGTGCAAGCATGATCCACACACTAAGAAGGGTGGCACTTGGCACTGGCCGGAGGGAACCCCTAATGCATGACTGTGCATACGCCAACGCGATTGGCAAGCCGGTCTACTTCATCACCACTGAAGAGGGTGTTGAGGTTTGTGGCTTCTGCCACGTACCCAAGACGCAGGCGCCCAAGGCACCTGCCAAGACAGTAAGGAAGTAACATGCCTGGTCCGAACAGCCAGTCTCCATTCGAGGCCGCTCTTGGTGGTGCCTTCTCCGATCACCCACGTTCCAACAAGTGGGCGGATGAGGTAGGCGCTGCTGCGACCTGGGAGACCTCTACCATGGAGTCTCGCTCCATGGGCGACTCCCGTCACATCGACCCGACCTCCAGCCCAGCCTGGAACACCACCACCATCGTTCAGACTCCGGTCACCAAGGGTGGATCCGGGGCGAACTACGATTCCTCTCTGCCGAATCACTAAGGGGTAACCATGCTGGGCGACGACGAAGAGATTGAGATAGTGAGCATTGAGCCCATGCTCCACAACAGGTGGGCTATCATCGCTCCTGGACTTGACCTCGTGTCCAACATTGCTGGAGAGTTCCAGCAGACGTTCAAGATCTGGGCGGTATTCGCCGCCCAGCATGGCTGCCAGCGTAACTACGACAGGAAGTTCAGGGAGGTAATCGATGGCCATTCCCGTGAGCGGTCCGGGACCGATGTCCCAGAGGACTGATCGTCAGCCCATGGCCTCACTGCCCAATGCTGACTACGGTGAGCAGAAGGCTTACAAGCAGCTCCAGCAGGATGCTCCGGTAGCACAGTCCGGAGGGATGCCGAGCGGGGGAGGAACAGACTTCGCCGCACTGTTCGGCAATGCCGCCGACAGGGTGATCCCAATGAATGCGGAATCCTCTCAGCCCGGAGTGCCAGTCACATCCGGCGCCGATATGGGCGCTGGTCCTGGAACCAGTGCACTCAACCTGGGAGATCCGAAGTCCAAGCAGGATCTTCAGAATCTGGCAGGACAGCTCCCCTTCCTTGAGTGGATGGCCAATCGTCCCAACGCAAGCTGGGGACTTCGCCAGCTTGTCAGGAAGGTGAAGGCTTCGCTATGATTCCCACCAGTATTGTTCCGCTGTACCAGTATCCGGGCGGAGTCTTCGATGAGCTCGGATCACTCGTTACAGTCATGCCGGACTATCCGGCATTCGCCATGGATATCTGGTCTACACCGGCCAGCACGGATGCACGAAACATCATGGCATCCTCAATCATGCAGTCCGGTATCACACCATACGGAGAGTAGATGAACACGCCCACTCCACAGCCAGGCTTCGCACCTGCGCCGGTCAACAGCAGTCAGTGGAACTCCCAGTGGATTCAGGCTGCGGCAGATGCCCGCATGCAGAACACTCAGGACCGCACTGCCGCTGGTACTGCCGGTGTCGCCGACTGGCTTCTCCACCCCATCGAGTGGGCCGGTTCAAAGATCCATGCCGTCTACAGCACCATCATCTCTCGCCCGCTCGCAACGCCATTCCTGGCGTTCTATGGCGCAGCAGCAGAGGCTGAGGACACTGGGGACGAGTGGGCTCGCATCTTCTCCGGAGACACGTGGGACAAGGCGTACCAGCAGGCCAAGCACGTCTCTCCCGGCCAGGCTCTCGGCTTCGGTATCATCCACTTCGGTGAGGGGCGCGAAGAGTTCCGCAAGTCCATGGGCAAGGAAGTCATCAAGACTGTCGAGACCGAGCCCGGCAAGTTCGAGACCGTCAACCTGAACAAGACTGGAATCATCTGGGACAGCCCTGAGGCTGTCAAGGGATACTATGACCACGGTGTGCAGAAGTACATCTCCGGTGGTCTCGACTTCGCAGCATCCTGGTATCTGGATCCACTGGTACTCGGAGGCAAGACTGTGGGTCTTGCCCGTCGAGCAGCTTACGTTCGTCCGGCATTCGCAGGAGTCGAGAGTAAGAACCTTGCCCAGAAGATCACCGGTACCGGTGGCAAGAAGAACCTGATCGACAACAACCTCAAGTCTTCCGCCTTCGGCGAGATGAGCAATCTCATCGTTGCCAACAAGGCGAAGCTTGGAGACCAGTTCACCGAGTGGGTGACCCACCAGGCCTGGGCGAAGAACTCCAGGGACAGTGGCTCTATGGCTGCCGCACTAACGGCAGCCAAGGATCAGGATGAGGTTAACCACATCCTCGCCATCTCCATGGGAGACAAGGGTGCACTGAAGGCGCTCCAGGCGAAGAATGCTGTACTCGGTGCGCAGATGGAGATGCTTGAGGCCCAGCACAAGGGACTCGTCACCAACTTCCCATCGAACCCCACTCCATTCCAGGCTGGCCTTCAGCAGTTCCAGCTTCAGGGTGTATCCGACGCGATCAGTAAGATCTCTGCACAGCAGCAGCACGTTGAGCGTATGCTCAACCTTGAGGACTCCATGTTCAACGGCATGTACTTCATGCCGGGACTGTCCAAGATCGCATCCAACTTCGGTCAGCATGCACGTGGTCTACAGACCACCAACTCCATGAAGCTTGCGAAGGCTGGCGGTCTTAGGACCGCAGCCATGAGCCTTGCATACAACAACCTGTATGTGCGTCCGGTCAGGGTTCTGACCGGTACCACCTTCAATGGTGTGCGTGCACCCGGTCACATCAACATTGATGCAGAGGACTCCTACAGGGCGTTCGATGCTTCTCTCGGTCAGGCCAAGGTGTGGACTCAGCAGGAGCGCGCCGTTCGAGTCGGCGCGTACATCAATGCCGATTCCGCCGGAAGGAATGCGGTTCTCCAGGCTGCCGACATGGAGACCTTCAAGAGGATTGCCGACAAGCACGGCATGAATCCTGATGATGCTCAGGCTCTGTACCGCACTCTCGGTGGAATGAAGGGGCGTGCCCGCGATGGGCAGGTCTACTCCACCGCCAACATCACCACTCCAAATGGTGGAGTTCTCCGCGCTGACCACGTGGATGATGCGGGAAACCTGATCGTCGTCAGGCCGGTGTTCAACACTCAGCTTGAGAACACTCACATCATGACCGACTATGAGCACCTTGATCGCGTTCTGTCCATGACGGCAGCACCTTTCAAGAAGCTCTTCAATGAGGCTGCGATCCGCAGCAAGCACAAGGCTGGCACCAAGGCCAACGCCAATGAGGCCATGGAGGTCGCTCTCAAGGGAGTCGGCAAGACTGCCGGGGCGAAGGCTCTCGCCACGCGTGAGGTCGGTGCCGACATGCTTGAGGTCATGAACAAGATGTGGAAGTTCAACGTGCTTCTGCGTATGGGCTACGGACCGCGCGCCATCGCGGACGACTTCATGGGTCAGGCTGCACGCTTCGGATCTGCAAGTCTCTTCCTTGAGCGCGCTGCTCGCGGTGGTCGCAACCTTGCCAACCGCACCATGAACCGCATGATGCACGATGTAACCGGATACCAGCAGCAGCTTGCATCCGTCGACATGGGCATCGAGAACCTGACCAAGATGGTTGCCCAGCATGAGGAGAACCTTGCTCGGGTCAAGTCCCTTCCCGCTCCCACCAAGAGTGCGAAGGCTGCCCGCCAGAGGCAGCAGCAGCTTGCCAACGTTCAGCAGGCTTACGATGACTCGATCAGTCAGATCGAGGCACTGAAGAGCTACCGCAACAAGCTGAATGAGACCAAGGGTTCTCTCGGTGACAACTATGTGATCATGGATGACGGAACGGCCTTCGCTAGGCCGTTCGAGGGAACCGCTGGTCAGATGTTCCGAGACCTCAACAGTGGTCGCAGGACCCTCGACAGCATGATGGGTGGAACCGCATCCGACATGTGGAATGCCTACAGGAGCGGGGACTGGAGGGCAATCACCCGAGCCGACGAGACGTTCAATGAGTCTTGGATGCGAGTGGTTCAGAACCAGATTGCCCACGATGATGCAGCTGTGGCCTACCTGAATGGCCAGGATCTTGAGCGATGGTTCAGGACTCCTGCCGGAAGGGCATACCGCAACGCCTCTGGTATCAGGTCCCTCTCTCCTGCCGAGCATGCGGACAGGATCGCCACTTCCGTCGACCACTACCTTCCGATGAACTCTGCCGAGACTGCCGCACTCCGTGATGCAGTCCGTGGACAGAGGGAAGACAATGAGATCCTTGATCTCATGAGGTCCGTCAGGAACGAGCACGCTCCAGTGAGCGTGCAGGCTGCCGGTCTTGAGTATGCAATGGGTAAGGGGAAGTTCTTCCAGGCCGTGGACAAGACCGTCGATGGCTTCTACAAGATCATGAACCAGCTCCCATCGGAGACCCTGTCTCGCAACCCACTATTCTTCCAGCTGTACCGCCAGCACGCCTCCGAGATGTGGCAGGCAAGGAAGGATGCTGGACTCGCGAAGCTAACCCCACGCGAGCAGCAGGCAGTAGCTGACAGGGCGAGGGAGATGGCCCTGAAGGACGTCAAGAAGTTCACGTTCAACATGGACTTCGAGTCCAAGCTAGCCTACAAGATGCGATTCATCGCACCGTTCTTCGGGCCGATGGAAGAGTCCTTCCGTCGCTGGGGAAGGATTGTGGCCGATCGTCCCGAGACGATCGGTAGGGCTGCTCAGGTCTACACTTCTCCGATTCATGCAGGTCATGCCGTAGACCTCGATGGCAACCCTGTCGATGGGGATGGTTACGCAACTCGTCCGGACGGAACCAGGTATCTGGTTCCGAAGAACAAGATGCACCTACAGTTCCAGGCTCCAACGTGGGTAGCCAAGCAGATTGGCATGGATCAGGGTTCTGTCATCGACGTGCCGATCAATACCCTCAACCTGGTTCTCCAGAATGAT